TTGGTGCTTTTCGGTGATGCGTTTGATAAGATTGAAGAAATTCTCTCTCGTCAGATCATCTTTCCGAAGCACGGTCCAGGCGCTGTTGCTGATCGACTTAGCAGCAATGCCAAGTGGAATCAGCAAACCTGGACCACCAGACTTCAGTCCGTATTCCGGGCTGAAGACTATCTATCTCCTAGTCCCAACTTTGTTGGGTCTTGGCATCCTCGCTGTTATGGCGAGAGTGCTTCCTCACACTGCTATAGTGTGGAGGGAGATGGAGTTGACTTCCTCGAACCTGGTTCTGAGATACCCGTACGGGTCATCACAGTTCCTAAGACGCTCAAGACACCCCGGATCATTGCCATCGAGCCTACCTGCATGCAGTATATGCAGCAGGCGCTCTTTGGTGTGATCCGTGATCAGATTGAGAGGAGTGACACCCTCTCGCTGATGATTGGGATAGATGACCAAAGTCCTAATAGGACAATGGCCGACTATGGTTCCCTCAGCGGGGAACTTGCTACACTCGACTTGAGTGAAGCTTCCGATCGTGTCTCGAATCAGCATGTACTGGATCTTTTCGCCGGACATCCTCTTTTGTCTGAGGCTGTCCAAGCGACTCGATCTAGAAAGGCTGATGTACCTGGGCATGGCGTTATACGCTTGTCCAAGTTCGCATCTATGGGTTCAGCTCTCTGCTTCCCTATTGAGGCCATGGTCTTCTTGACCGTGATCTTTCTGGGGATAGAAAGGGAACTCAGTGTTCCACTTTCTTGCGAAGGGGATATCATGCCCTTTTGCAAGCAGGTGCGTGTCTTCGGTGACGATCTAATCGTCCCCAGAGACTATGTGCTGTCCGTCGTTGATGAACTGAGTGTTTTTGGACACAAAGTAAACATCAGCAAGTCATACTGGACCGGAAGGTTCAGAGAGTCTTGCGGACGGGAATACTACGCTGGCCAAGACGTTTCAATTGTCAAGGTCAGGCAAGTACTTCCGACACGGCGGCAGGATGCGACTGGTGTTATTTCGGCAGTCTCTCTAAGGAACCAGCTCTATTGGGCCGGTCTTTGGAGGTCTGCTGATTGGATGGATGTATACATCGGGAGACTTCTCAAGGTCTTCCCTAATGTTGCACCTACCTCACCAGTGTTGGGCAGGGAGACAGCCCTCGGTTACCAATTCCAAGGACTTGATCCATACACGCACAGTCCCTTTGTCAGGGGCTACTATGTGCATGCCAAACCTCCTCCAGATCTTCTGGAGGGGAGTGGTGCCCTACTCAAGTGTTTCGTACAGATGGAGACTCCCTCCTACGGATTAATATCCGCAGTGAAAGTACCTCCCCTGTATACTGACGTTGCGAGCGTCAATGAAGAGCACTTGAAGCGTTCTGGACGCCCCGAGCGCGTCGACATCAAGCTCGGAAGGAGGTCTCCCTTCTAATAGAGGGGTAGGCCGCTGGTGTAGAAACCAGCGCAGGAGATCGAAAGATCAATCTCCAACCTCCTACAGG